CAGGCGGTTACCCTCGACACCTATAAGGTGAAGAGTTAAGAAACCCCTTCTACTAACGTAGACTAGTCAGAGACTAATCTAGAATTCGTAGGTTTCACGGTAGGTTACTGTGATTAATTCAGTAACAAGATTACTGGATTTGATCCAGAATCCTCACTTGGTGTTATTCCTTCAGTCCGGCTAGTGGTTCCGTTCGATTCTTCTGTATCAACTAAGATACAGAAGAAGGGTACACACTCAGTATTAATACTGGGCGATGTAACAATTTAAGTGGATGTGCTTAACGTACGCCTCTTTGAAGACTTCGTCTTCTTGAGAACATTACGCTTTACCCACGGTTTCGCTAGTGGTATACCTTTAAGGACCTTTCTTTCGACCCCAATCATTAGGGGTGGTACGAAATCTTTCTTCAAAGTACGTACCAGGATAAGATCCCAAAAGGCCCTCTCAACAGAGAGGACTCCCGGTATGCCGGAGGACCTTATAATCCCTTTATCTTTCGAGATAAGGGCTATAGGTCCACGGCTTAAGATTAAAATCTCACCTAGGAAGTCTAGCGGAAACTCGAGGACACTATGTCCACCTTTCATAAAGAGAGGCTTGAGTCTAATCCCACTTAGGGGCACCAACCTGCTGTTGTCACAGAAAGACAAGTAGTATTTTTCCAATTCATCACAAAGTTTCGTCTCTGCAGCCATAAATGGCCTTGCAGCGAGAATACCTAGCTCTGCTCATGTACTAAACACCCTTTTCTCTTCTTCTGTTAACTTAACACCTATTGCTTTTCTCGTCCACATGCGGATCAATTCATTATGATCCCATGCATACTTATAAACAGTAGCGGCCCCTTGTTTGTAAAGGCCTGTCGCGGCTTTGCGCATCTTGAGTTCTAACTCTTGCCAGAAGCTAAGCCTTGTAGTAGATAAATACATAGACAAATCATCGATCTCTAGAGAGGGTGAAGGATTATTCCTGCCCTCAACATTGTTGAGATATTGTCCTCTTGGATCTTTCTTATATCTTTTAAATATAGAAAGACCAAGGTGTATTCCCGTTACTACAAGCAAATCCGATAGGTTTGATAACCCAGAAAAGGATTGACCGTAGGTAAGGGTCCTTGTACTTACTACCCTAGGATTAATCTCCCTAGGGGCCATGGCTCCCAACAGTCGTTGAAAACAGTCTGACACATGCAATGAATTCATTTTAATGAATAACTCACTCCTGAACGTAATAAGATCAGGGATAGAATTATTCAATAAAAGCCCCATTGGCAAAGGTGATACATCGACTCCATTGACACATAGTTTAGAAGCAAATTCTCAAGAATCAAATCCATTCCTCGGAAGGACTGATTTTGGAAGGCTAATATCTATGCCTAATTTGTCAATGAGAGACACATATACTTCAGCGACGCGACAGTTAGCGATGGCTAC